CCGGTGTCTGGCGTCGTCTAGGGAGCCACTGGGAGTCGCCCATGTTGGTGGGGCGCCTCCGACACTCAATCAACTGAGCCCATCCGGCGGTGAGTCTACGCAATGCCGGGGGCCGAGAAATAAAACCGTAGACTGCGCTCGGAGAAGAATTCGGGGCCGGCTATTGGACGGGGGTTCGATTCCCCCCATCTCCACACATTCCCATCTATCGTTGATCTAGCGCCAATTAGCGCAGTGCGCGGGTACAAGGTGGGTACAACAAAACCCCCACCTGCCGAAGAGACAGGTGGGGGTCTTTCATGCGTTGAAACGCGATTCGAGCGCCTCGATCCGCTCGTAGATTGATCGGTGCGTGTCGTGTGCGTGAGAGTCGATCAGACGCTGAGCCGACTCGCGCGCGGTACGCTCATCGTGTATCTCAGCAGCCATCCTGCTGCCGCGCTCGTCGATCCTGTCGATCCGCTCCTTCAAGTCCGAGAGACTTGCTCCGTGGTTCTCGAGAGTCGAGGCGACGCGATCAACCGTCGATGAAAGGTCCTCGAACTGCTCGGGCAGGACCGCGAGGGCGCCCACTGTTTCGTTGACGGCCTTGACGGCGTCACGAACTTCGTCGAGGTCGTCGCGGAAGTTCGTCGCATGGTCATTGGAGACCTGAGCGTCAGCCGACTGCGCGGCCTTCTTCGCGTCCTCTGCAGCCTTGGTGACTCGCTGCATGTGCGATTCCATGCTCGCCTTGAGGCGAGCGAACCACATTGCAACGACGCCACCAAATCCGGCGAGGAGGATCGCGATGAGCCCGTTTGTTGCCTCGATAATCTTCGGGTCGGACAGGAGCACGCTCACGGCTGTGTCTCACCGCCCGAGTCGCTTCGCGTCACCGCCTCGTCCGCGCTTGCTCGCACGTCGTCAATGGTCTCGCCGCCAGGCGTGAGTGCCCCGGTCCAATCAATAATGCTCACGCCTCCGATCTTGATCCCCGAGAGGATCTGATACACGGTCCAGGCGACGCCAAGAAAAACAGTCGCCTGCGAGGCGAGTAGCTTCCAGGTTGCCGGGTAGGTACCCGAGATCCAGACGCCTGCCGTCACGACGACGGCGACGGCGACCGTCAGCCAGACGCGACGCTGGCGCGTCCAGTACGGGCGATCCAGCGCCGCTTGGATGAGCGGCCACACGATGCCGATGAGGACCGACGTCACGAACGGATCGGACTGCAAGCCCAGCAGAATGTTGCTCTGATTCATGTCTGTTTCCTCTCACGCGGTCTCTGCGCCCGCGAGCGCGATGTTGACTGCTGCGGCGGTGGCTGGGCCGTAGATTTCGTCCTCGTATGCGCCGACGGCTGCTTGGATGAGTCCGACTGTCTCGTCGTGCGCCGCTTCGGAGTTTTCGCCCCAGATGCCGTCCGGCGTGGTTCCGACGACGCGCTGGGTGTATTCGACGCCGTATGGGAAGGTGTTGCCTCCCCAGTTGGATGCGGCGGCTACGGCGTTGATGCGCTGGCGTGTGTCGGGACCGGCAATGTTATCGGGGACCGCGCCGACGGCTTCTTGGAGCGCGGTGATGTCGGTGTAGCCGCTGTCCTGGGTGCTCGTGTCGACGTTGCCGTCCCAGCGTCCGTTGTCGATCATCCAGGCCAGGACGACTCGCATGTCGACCCATCCGAGGATGTCGTCTTCATCTCGGTACTTGACGAGGACTCCATTGCCATTGTCCTGGCTGCCGCCCATGGAGGTGTTGCCCTCGACGGCGCGGAAGTAGTCGGATGCCTGGTCAGGCCAGGACGCGCCGACGTGGTCGGCGATCCCGTCGCCGTGCCACTCGTAGATCGCTTGATGGCCGTATCCGGATTCGTCGCGCCACGCGCCGATCTTCTGTGCGAAGTTCTTGATGTAGGGAACGTAGTACCACCACGCTGCGTTCATGAGGTTGACGCCTGCCTGGAGGTATCCCCAGACCTGGAAGGCTCCACACCAGGCGTAGCCTCGGAAGTCGGACTTTCCGACGGCGTCCCAGTACTTGTTCCCGCCGACGTGGCCGACTTCGCCGCGCATCGCATCCATCGCGATGTTGATGGCCTGCGTGATTCGAGGATCGTTGACGTTGGTCATGCCTGGCCTCCTTCCTGGGCTGCGATGTTGCGTTCGGTCATGAGGCCCATGATTTCGGCCTCTTCGTCTCTCGTGGCTGGCATAGTTGCGTCGGTGTTTTCCATTTCTCCGCCTTTCGTTGGTGTTTTCGGTATGAGTAATCCCCGGCCACCTGTATGGTGGTCGGGGATTAGGCTTGTATTGCGCCTGTTTTTGTCAGGTCTTGATGATGTAGTTCAGCGCCATGTACGGAGGCAGTACGCTGAACGGTTTGCTCTGACCCTCTGGCTGTGCGATGGCTCTATCCAGAGATCCGCTCCCTGCGGCTGCGATGCCTGTCCAGGCTGAGCCGCCCGCGAAGTTCGTCTGGTAGATCGCCGCTCCTGAGGGCCAGTAGCTCGATTCTCCGCCGATCTGGTGCGAGTGTCTCGGCATCTCATCCACCGTGAGCGCATGCCGTTCTTCGCCGCCGAGCTCGCCGAGCGGGTGCGCAGCGTTCACTCCCAGAACTGTCCGGCCGCGCAGGTCCGGGACTCGGAATTTGAAGTTGTTGCCGAACACCTTCGCGAGCTCCGGGTACGTTCGTCGGTCGTACTCTTTGCCGTCGCACATGAGCCAGCCGGTCGGCGCAGACGAGCCCGCGAACGCGGCGATCACGCCAGCAGGCGTGACGACGGTGATCGCCTCACCCGGGTCACCCTTCTGGCCGCGCGGGCCAGTCTCACCCTTGTCGCCCTTCGGGCCAGGAGGGCCAGCCGGACCGCGCTCACCCTGGTCGCCCTTCGGACCAATGGGGCCTGGTGGCCCCTGCGGCCCTGTCCCTCCGCCTCCGCCTCCGCCGATGTTGAGGTCGGCCAGGTCCAGATACCGGTCTACGTACGTGCGTGTCGCTGCGATAGCCTGCATGTTTCCCTCGTGAATCTGCACGAGGACTCTGTCACCCGGATACACCTTCCGAGTGAGCAGCTGGTCCGGAACCGATGTGATCGCCGCGTTCTCGTCAGAGCGCACACGCCATAGGTCCAGGTCGAACTGCACGTTCACCTGCCCCTGGCGCGGCCCGCGCACCGCCGTGCCCCACTGATAGGACGGCTGCGCATCCACCCGCTGCCGCAGATCCGCGACCACAGCGGCTAGATAATCAACATCATTCACCACGAATCTCCTTGATCTCCGTCTTCACAAGCGCGGTAGGAGAGAGCGGGATCTCCATCTTCTGCACCGTTCCCCGTAGACGCTGCCCCTGCGACACGAATTCAATGACATCGCCTGGCCTGATATTTACTGGCAGATGCTCGATCACTAGCGTCGCCGCTGGCATCGACTTCTCCGCGAGTACGCGAGCCGCCCACTGGTCGATCGCTGACTGGCTCGTGACCTTCACGCCGGTCTCGACATGGACCACCTCGCCGCGATTTACAGTTGAGAGCGGGTCGTCTTTACGATCGTTTCTGGCCACCCCGACCACTGCAGGAGACGGTCCCGCGTAATATCTGTCCTCGCCTCGCTTGGTGTCGTCAGATCCCGGGGTGCCGACGCAGACGACGACGTTTGGCACCGCGAACAGATCGCGGTCAATCGTCCAGTCTGCAGAGTGGATCGCCGTGTCCCCCTCGCGGAAAACGTAGGAGACCGGGCGGCGTGACGGGCGAATGTACGGCCCGCCCGTGATGACACCGTAAGGATCGGGGGTCAATGCGCCCCAGCCGACGAGGCGCGCGCAGTCGTTGAGCATCGTGAGGATGTTCGTTCCGACGTCGTATGTAATTGCCTCATTGATGAGGCTCGGCCCTCCGACGAAGCCGTAATCCCCGAACTTCGTGAAGCCTATCCGCAGATTCTTCGCCTTTGCTGCGTATCGCTTAATCAAGCTCCACTTGCCATCTGTCAAGTGGTCGTTCTCGACTTGCTCGATACGATCCGTGGACATGCGGTCTAGGTACGCGAGCGTCGACAGGAGCTCGACGTCTCGCGTCACCCTATGGTCATTGACCGAGCGGGTCGGCGACGACATCACGAACGTCGCCACCGGCCACCCCTCCATGCCGACCGGCGCGTAATCAACGCGAGCGTGCATGTTGAACCAGTCGATCTCCTGAGCCGTCTCCGTGAGGCTGAGCTGGCCCGACGCTCGCAGACGCGACGTCGCAGACAGCGTCACCGACCCAGACTCGACGCCGTCAAGCAGCCCGATGTCCTGACCGGCCGGCGTCGTGAGCATCACCCGATAATCAGCTTGTCTGACAGGCGATGGATCAGCCACGGTTCACCTCCGTCAACTTCGCCGACACCGACCAGATCCCGCCAACCTCGCGGCCGAACTGCACGTCCGACAGCGAGCCGTACAAGACGCGACCGAGGGGGTCACGGTACATGAACGGCGCGGGCATATACGCCAGATCCTCAAGCGCCTGACGCTCACGCACCGACGAGTCCAGCAGCGCCGCAGACACCTGCACGACACGCTGACGCTGCGTGCCCGACAGCTCGACACCCAGCCTCCTGCCCGCGAAATACTTGACCTCACGATTCACGAGACCAAGCTGCGACCCCGTCACCGGATTCCACGCCAGACGCACCGACCGCGAAAACCCCTGCCCCGCCGAAATCCACACCGCCTGCGAATCCGCGAGCGCATCGATGATCGTCACGGAGGACGAGGGCATCGCCGACGTCGCGGTCACCCTGTACTTGGTCGTGCCGTTCGTGAGGCACTCCCGGTCCTTGTACATGGTCGACGGCGGTAGTTTGTCGGCGACGATGGTCCAGGTTGATCCGCCGTCGATTGACCGCTCGAGGCGTGTCTCAACGGTTGGCGGCTGCTTGCTGCCGGCTGGGACCGCGGGTGAGGCAATCGAGATGAGCATGTCCCCCTCGTCCTCTTCCCAGGATGCCGTGACAATCGGCTCGGGCGGCGTCGGGTACTCGACCTTGTACCGCCGCTGAACTGTTGTCGCGAGTCCGTAACCGTCAACGAGTTTTACGCGGACGACGTACTCCGTGCGGTTCTCGAGACGTGCCTTGAAGCGCAGTGGCGCGCGTGAGAACGTCGGCACGACGCCGAGCGCTGTCGCGCTGCCCTTGATCTGCTCGATGGCCTGCATGTTCGTCGAGAGCAGCTCGCAGAGCACGGTCGAGATCGTCGTCGACGACCCCTTCACGTGCGAGACTGTGAGTGCGCCGTCGAACGCGGAGCGGTCGAGCGTGAGCGAGTCTGGCGCGAGTGCGACGACCGGCGCGTACGTGACCGTCGTCCGCCTGACGGGTGACCAGTCCGAGTACTCGCGATACTGGCCTTTCGTGCGGATCTGGTAGTCGATGACGCCAGCTGGCAGGTCAATGGTCTTTGTCTGCGTGGCGCCCGTGACGGCGACCGTCTTCCAGGGGCCTGAGTCTCCTGCGCGGTGGCCGTTAGCCGTCTCCGTGTACACGGTGGCGTACCGGATATCCGCGGCTTCCTGCCAGGTCTCGTCGAGCGAATTATGTGACCATGTGAACGGCACGGCTCCGACCGCAGCGTATGTGCCCGGCCCGGACACAGCCGGGATGCCAGGCTTCTGCAACACCTGGATCGTGTTCGATGGGGTCGACCGTTCGGATTCCAGGTTGTCGGTCTTGAGGATCGCGCGGTACGTGTGCGGAACCTGCAGGTCAGCTGTCTCGTGCACCCAGCCGTCCGCGTCGGCGCGCACCTCTCCGACCTTCTCATTGCCATCCCAGATCTCGACAGTCGCGTCCTGCGGATAGGCGAACGTGGTTTTCCAGGTGATGCGGATCTGGCCGCGTTCGTTCTTAGAGGCCGTCAACTCCGAGACCGGCGCCGGAGCCGTCGACACGCCGCTGGAGTCCGGCGACGCCGGGCCGGGAACGAAATCCGATACATCCCGGATACGTGTCGGTATGATCGGCGACGCATACACGCGATACCAGAAACGGTCATTCGCGTATACGGCCTTGTCATCGACCATCTTGAACACGGGCACCGTGGCGCCCTCCGCGTTCACCCAGGACACGACGTGCCACTGCCGTGGTAGCCATGGACCCGAGTACTCGTCCGAGTAGGCGTCCCAGCGTTCGATCACGTACGAGCGGATCGGCGACGACGCATCTGCGGGCTTGGCTGCAGGCCACTCCAGCAGGACCGAGTGCCCGTCCTCAAGCAGCGTCGCCTTACAGTACGACGGCGCTGACGGCGGCTTCGCCGGCCGCGCAGGGAGCGTGAGCCACGCCTGCATCGACGGATGGCCCCCGTTCCAGATCGGCCCCAGCGAATAGCCGACGCTAATCGATCGCTCCTGATTCGGCAGGAGGTCCTCGCGCCAGTGAGACGTACCCATGTCCTTGTAGACCGTCGCGCCAGTCGGCGACGAGAATGACACAGTCTCAGATCCGACTCCGACGTTGCCCCACCAAGAGGTTTTCGCCGAGTAATTATGCCCGTACCCATCGGAGCGAAGCCAGAACTGCGCGTACACCTCGACGTACCCCTGGTGGGGATCGCCCGTGTACCACATCTCCACACCGACTGACATGTACCCGGACGATGCGGACCACTGAATCGCCATAAGTGTTACTCCTTAGAATCCGATTCGCTCGCGCAACGCAGAGCGAGAGGCTGGCGCGAGACTGTCCGAGACGACGCCGCCCGCCTCGACGCGCATCCTGCCGATCAGCTGATCATCTGAATCACGCACGACCAGATACTGCGGGCCGGTCGCCTGGATACGCGCCAGGCCCGCCGTGCCGCCAAGCCCCGCCGTGACCGACAGCGCGCCAGCCTCCAGACCAGCGAGCTGATCCTGCCCGGCGGCAATCGTGTCCCTGATCGCCGCCTCGAACAGCGGCGCACGCTGCGCCGCACCCTCGGCGAGCGCCTCGACAATCGAGCGGCCCGAGTACAGAGTCCAGCCGCGGCCCGAGAACGGACCCTTCTTAGCCGGGGAGAACGGCAAGTACTTTCGGACTGAGCCGAGCATGTCAGAAACCGCGCCCGTCACCGAGCCCGCCATCGACTTAATGCCGTCGATCAGCCCCTGAATGATCTTCTTGCCGGACGACATCATCATTGACGGTACGTTAGCCAGGACGCTCGTGATCTGCTTTGGCACGTCCAAGAAGACGTTTTTCAGGGCCGGGAGGGACTTTACGATTCCGTCGATCAGGCCCGTCAGGATCTGCACGCCCGCGCTGAGGATCAGCGGGATATTCTGCACAAGTACTGTGACAATGGTCGTGATGATCTGCGGCAGCATCGCGATCAGCTGCGGGATCGCCTGCACGATGCCATTGATGAGGCCGATGAGCAGCTGCACGCCCGCGCTAATGATCATCGGCAGATTCGTGACCAGCGTCGTGACGATCGTGTTGATGATCGTCGGCAGCATATCGATCAGCTGCGGGAGTGCTTCGAGGATGCCGTTGATCAGCGTCGTCAGCAGCGAAATGCCGGCCTCGATGATCATCGGCAGATTCTCCACGATGGTCGTCACCACGGTCGTCAGGATCTGCGGCAGCATCTCGATCAGGACCGGAAGCGCCGTCTGCAGACCAGTGATCAGGGCGTTCAGCACCTCCACGCCCGCGTTGATCAACTGCGGCAGCGCCTCCACAAGCGTCGTGACGAGGGTCGTCACGATCTGCGGGAGCGCCGCTGCCAGCGTCGGGATCGCCTGCACGATGCCGTTAATGAGGCCCGTGAGCAGTCCCGCGCCAGCCTGAATCAACTGCGGGATTGCCGTCGTGAGGGCGCCGAGCAATGCGGTTATGATGCCCGGCAGCGCCTCGAGAAGCAGCGGGATCGCGGCCGTCAGACCGGCCGTCAGACCATTGATCAGGTCAACGCCCGCGTTGATGAGCTGCGGCAGCATATCGACGAGACCCGTCACGAGCGCGACAATCATCTGCGCGGCAGCGGGGATCAGCTGCGGAAGCCACGAGCCGAACGCGCCGACAAACGATTCGATGATCTGGCCCGCCATGTCCAGCAGGACCGGGAGCGCGTCTGTGATGCCGGTAATCAGCGTCTTGACCGCCTCAGCGCCCGACGCGATCAGCTGCGGAGCGTTTGACACTAGCTCCGCGCCGTACTTCGAGACATTGAGGATCATGTCCGAGATAACCGTCTGGATCTGCGTCGTCAGCTCACCACCCGACGCCTGCACCAGCGCGCCGATGCCGGCAACCGCCGCTGCGATGAGGCCCCCGAAGGCCAGCACCTTGCCGAACCGCGCCGGATTCAAGAACATGCCGACCTTCCCGATCAGCCCCTCAGCCGCCGAACCGAGCGGACCGGCCGCTCCCTCCAGTGCTTTCCCCATCTTAGGGCCGATACCATGCATCGCCTGCATCGCCGGGTCGAGCGCTTTGCCTACGCCTTCCTTCACGGCCTCCCCCAGACCAGAAAACTTACCCACGATGGCAGACGGCTGCGGCAGCGCATCGAACGCCCCGATGATCAGCGACGGATCTGCCAGCAGCGTGCCCGCTCCCGCGAGCGCAGCGAAGCCTCCTGTCGCCTGTCCGAGGGCTTTGGCGATGTCCTCGAGGGTGAGGTTACCGTCCTTCATGGCGTCGGCGAAGGGCTTGATCTTTCCGGCGAGGATGTCGACGTACTTGCCCGCACTGTCGAAGGCTGGGCCTAGTTGATCGCCGACTGCGTTGATGATGTCTGTGAGCGGTTCCTTGACCTTGTCGAGGGAGGCGACGAGGCCCTTTTCGACTGCGGCTTCGAGGTTGCCCCATGCGCCTTCGAAGGTTGAGGCGGACTTCGCGGCTTGCTCTGCGACGTCTGTGAAGCCGAGGTCCATGAGGGCCTGGTTGAATTCCTCGGCCGTGATTTGGCCTTGGCTCATGGCGTCACGGAAGTTGCCGGTGAAGGCTGCGTTGTTCTTGAGGGCTTCCTGGAGCTTGCCTGACGCGCCGGGAATGGCTGCGGCAATTTGATTCCAGTCCTGGGTCGTGAGCTTGCCCGCTCCGTTGATCTGGACGAGCGCGAGCGCGACCTGCTTGAACGTCTCCTTGGTGCCGCCCGCGATCGCGTTGACGTTGCCGGCCGCTTCGGCCATCTTGTCGAAGTCCTTGACGCCGTTTGCGGCGAGCTGCGCCGTTACCGACTGAATGTCCGACAGGTCGTACACCGTCTGGTCGGCGTAGGTTTGCGCGGCGGCGGTTAGCTGCTTGATGCGCGAGGGGTCGACGCCCGCGAATTCTAGCGTCTTCTTGAACTTGTCGGTCGCGTCGGACGCTGAGATGGCCGCGGGGATCTGCGCAGTGAGCGCGGCCGTGACGCCGCCGACCGCTGCGGCAACGCCACCGAGGCCGAGCTTTCCGATTGAGGAGAGGGCACCACCGATGTGCTTCGAGAGCGATTGTCCGATTTGGGAACCCCAGGACTCTGTCGCGCCCGTGAGCGCGGCCGTGACGTCGCCCGATCCGAACTCAGACGCGATCTGTTTCTTGAGGCCCCTGAACGACGGGACAACGTCGATCCAGGCTGTGCCCAGTGAAGTACCTTCGGCCAATGCCCTCTCCTTATCTAGTTTTCAACTGCCACGCGGGCTGCGTTGAGCTGCGCATCGATCCAGTCCGTGTCGGGCATATGGTCGATTTCAACTCGCGTGCCCGGGCGCGGGATCGGCGGCGGCATGCCCCTGCCCTTCTGCGCGTTCTCGGTTTTCGCCCACTGGAGCCACCTCAATGAGTCCGCCTGAATCGCAGCGAGGTGCGTGTCGAGCGATCGCCACTGCCACTCCTGGTCGATCGCACGCAGCGTCCAGGATTCCGTCTGCTTGATGACGACGGATGCGAGGCGCGCGGCCTGACGGGCTGGCATCTGGCGCGGGGGGCACCCGAAGAACCGGAGGAAGTCTGCCTCAAGCTCATCGGGCGCATGCGCCAGGATCGCGGCGAGTGTCAGGCTTTTGGGTTCAGCTCCCTCATGATCTGGACGAGCACCTCAGCCGCTGCGGTCGCCGTGACGCGGCCGTTCTCGCCCCTGAGAGCGTCAAGCAGCTCCTGCGCCTTGTCGCCCGCGACCGCGCGGAAAACGGTCGGCAGTACGAGGATGTCGCCGCGCTGAATCTCAGCGAGCGACTCGAGCAGCTCGAAGTCGTCGAGAACGGTCGGGTCGACCGTCAGCTGCACTCCTGCGACCGTGATCGTGCGCATATCTGCCGGAATGGTGTCGACCGGACCATGAGGGGCCTCATGCTGCTCCTGCGGCACGGGTGTCGACATGTTGATATCGACCGCGCCGCATGCCTGCTCGTAGCGTCCGCGAGCCTCGTTGACTGCCTCAAGTGAGCCGTCAGCGTGACGAGCAACAGCGTAACCGCCCTGTTCGCGCGGGCCACCGTGCCACTCAAGCATGACGTCGCTGTGCGGCGGGACTGCGACGCGCTCAACGTCGTCGGGATTGCCGGGAACCATCTGATTGTAAAAAGTCATCGCGCTAAACCTTTCTAAGTCTGTGAGTCCTTTGTCGCGCCTATAGGTGTGGGTGGAATGGAGAGGGGCGGGGCGCGACACCTGCCTGCGCCCCGGGAATGTGGTCAGGCAGGCTCCGCCCCTCTCCACGACTGTGAGGTCGATCAGGCCGCAGCCTTCGCGATGTACTCTCGGGCACAGTCGCCCTCAATCTTCGCGGACGGATAAGCTGCGAAGGTCACCTCGTAACCCACCGCCTCGCCGTCCTTGTACACGGTGGAGCCGCGCTCAGTGAGCTGGCCCTCCGGGACGACGATCCGCTTGACGAGACCGCCCGTGAGCAGCACCTCAAACACGAGCACTCGGCGGGGCAGGATCTTGGAATTGTGGCGCACCGTGATCGGCTTGTCCGCGCCGCCCTGCTGCGTCACGTTTTCCTGTCCGAAAACTTCGCGCAGGACGTCGGGGTCTAGCGCCTGCAGGAGCTTCGTCTTGAACGTCTCCTTGTATCCGGTCTGCTGAGTGAGGACGACGTCGCCGCCAAACGCCTTCATGTCGCTGGACTCGGTCTCGATGGGATTCTCGAAGCCGTCCTCCGAGAGGTAACCCAGCTTCACGAACGCCGTGTTGAGCGTGGTCGTCGCATCAGCGGGGATCGGTGTGCCCAGCGGAGCTGCGAAAAACGCGCCGCCCTTCTGCGGCTTAGCCGCAGTAACAAGCGCAGAATTCTGTTCTGCCATATGACTCTCCTGTCAAGAGTAAAGAATCAGGTGAGCGCCAGAGTGGCGCTCACCGTCAGTTGAAACCTCGGCACCCGAGCATCCGGGTCCGGGAAGGCGTACACCGACCTGACGTCGGAGTACGCGACGATTGATTCGCGCTGCCAGTCCAAGATCGCGACGGCGACCTCATCAGCAAGCGCAGACGCCTCAGCCTCCGTCCCAGCCCAGGCTTGCACCGCGAACATCGGCGAGTCCCACAGGTGCGTGCGCTGCCCGCCCGTGCGCTCGACCGTAATGAACCGTGCGGGGCGGGTCTCCGGCACGCGATTCGAGACCCGCACGCCCGGAAACTTCCGCTTCAAGTAGCCAATTAGCAGTGCGGTCGATGACGTCATACGCGCCCCGCATTCAGCGCCTTCAAGAGCGTGTTATGCCTGGCGTTATCGCGGCGCGCCTTGAACGTCGCAGCCTTGACGACGCCGTGCGGCCTCGTCTTACCCTGCTGCACAGACGACTCAAAACCTTTGCCCGCCGCCGACGCGATCCGCTCTGCAGCGGACTCAATCATCGGCGTCGTCAGCGCTCTCAGCCCCGCATTATCGATCACGATCTTCACCTCGTCACCCCTCCACCAGCCTTGCCTGCACAGGCCGATTCCACACACCAGGCGTCGAATCCTTGCTGTACGGCCTGGGGTCGCCGATGACCTCCCACCAAGAGCCACTCCACCCGATCAGACAGCCCTTGAGTCTCCCGGTATAGGTTTTCGGGAAATGGAAAGTCATGATTGTCGCGTCGCCGTCCGGTCGCTCCGCACCCAAATCCTGCGATGAGGTCGGAGCAACCAGAACGTTATTCACCGACAATGCTCGCCGGTATTCGGCACGCTCATTGCCGAACTCGTCGAGTGAGCCTGACGCCCGGGCCCTTAGCACAACGCTCTCGCCGAAGATCATGGCCGCGCCCCAATCGTCCGGACAGATACGAACCGCGTCAGTCGGATACCGAGCCTGCGCCGGTGCACCCGCGTGAAGCTCATAGACCCCACCGGCGCACTAAACGTCGACGACTGACTGTACGGTCCACCCGTGACCGTCGATTGCGTCGCCCCGTACGCGAACCCATCCGCCTGCTGACGGATCGCGTACCGCACCATGTCACACACGACGTCCTCATACGAGTCACGCCTGATCGTGCCGTCCGCGAGCGCGGCGGCGAGGTCGATCTTGTCGGCGGCGAGCTCGTCGCGGACGATTCTCGTGGCGCGGGTGAGTGCGGCTTCGACAACCTGCTGCCCGACCTGTCTTTCCTCATCCAGGCCGTAGCGGGCACGAAAGGCGGTGATCTTGACGTCGAGTGTGTCAGCAGGTGGTGTCATGTGAGCCCTCCGAGCTGTCAGTTGGTGGATTCACGCCGCAGGTGGGATTTCCTCGGGTGCCGGCTCGGGCTGCGGGGTGCTGTCCGTGGCGGTGATGCCGAAGTCGTCGCCGAGGACGTCGAGGATGATCTCGGCGTCAGCGGCCGTGACGATCGCGATGCCGTCCTCGAACTGGACGTGCGGGGTCGTGATGAGCAGGGTCGGGATTGCGTCGCAGCGCAGCGTCACCATGCTGGTCTTCTTCTTCGCCATGCTTGATCAGCCCGCCGCCACAGTCAGGACGCCGTGTGCCTTCTCGTTGCCGTACTTAAGGCCGATCTCGCCATACAGCATGACCTTCTCTGATGCGCCGGTCTTGGACAGCGGCTCGGCGAAGAAATGGCCCTTTCCGGGCACTTCGAGGAACGCCGGTGCGAGCTGCTCGAGGGAGACGACCGCGAGCTTGGTCGGCGGCATGTACCGGTTGAGCATGATGTTGAAGGAGCCGAAGTCGGTCTCCAGCGTCTTGAGGTTGACGCCGCCGACGTTGCGGTCTTCCTGCTTGAAGCCGTCCTTGACGAACAGGTTGGTAAGGGCTCGCTTGAGGGCGGCGTTGACGATGATCGTGCGGGTCTCAGTCTCCTGGACGCCGCCGCTCTCCCAGACCTTCTGGATCAGGTCGAGAACATCGTTCGCGGTCAGCTCGCTGGCCTTGTGCGTGGTCGTCGCGACGTTGGTCGTGATGGCCTGCAGCAGACCGCGCGTCTTACGCGGCTGCGCGTTCGTGGTCGGCTTGGCGAAGGTGCCGGTGATGAACGTCTTTTCGACGTCGCGCGAGATCTGCTTGATCTGCGCCTGCAACTGCTCGGCGAGCTCGTCGGCGGGCAGCGTGGTGGAGCCGAGCTGCACCGCGGTCCCGGTCGGGCCGTACTGGCGGCGCGCGCCCATCTTCGTGTACGAGATGGAGACGGCTTCCTGGTGGATTTCAAGGACGTTCTCGACGTTGGCGCGGGTGCGGGTCTCGAACGTGGTAGCGTCTGCGCCCTCGACGCGCTGACGGTTGTCGGCGGCGTCACGCAGGTCCGTGACCTGCCAGCCGAAGGTCGTCGACTCGACGGACTCGCCGCCAGTCAGACCGCCAATCGAGGACAGCAGCGGCGTGTCCTCCGGGGACGCGGCGAAGATCTCGCCGACGTAGTTCGGGCAGTTGTAAGTGGTTGCCATCTCGGTAATACCGGGCATATGAATCTCCTGTCAAGAGAAGGGGATGGGTGTCAGTTGGTGGATTCAGCGGTCAGGCCAGCGAGCTTGACCGCCTTGAGACACGCCGACAACTTGAAGTCGCCAGCGCTCTGCGCCGCCGTGATCTGCTCATCCAGAGACAGAGACGACGCGCGAGGCGGGAAAACACCGGCACCCGAGTCCGCGAGCGCGGGCACGGCCGGCGTGGCCGTGGTGCCTCGCCAGTCGGCGAGACGCTGCGCGATCTGCTTGATCTCGTCCTCGGTGTCGCCGTGGATGAGGTCGGCGGGGACGCCGTACTCGGAGGATGCGGCGGCGATCAGCTTTGCTCGGTGTGCCTGCGCTTCGAGGGCTGCGACCTGAGAGCGCAGTTCCTCGATGGTGGTGTCCTTGCCGTTGATCGCTTCCGTGAGTGCTTCGAGCTGCTTGTGGTCTGCCTTGGCTCGGCGTTCCCACGTGCGGGCGTGTGCCTTCCAGTCCTGCTCGGCGTCGTCCTGCGCGGCCTCCTGCGAGGTCTGTGCGGCGTCGGCGGGCGCGGTGTCCTGGACGGCCGTATCGTCGGCTGTGGAGGTTTCGGTCTGGGCCTGCGCGCCGTCCTTGATCTCCTGATCCTGCTCGGTGGTGTTTTCCATTGGTTTACCTTCCTTTTCGGAGAGCGTGGTTCCCGCTGCCTTTGCGGACGCGGGCATAACAAAACCCCGCACCGTGTTCGGTACGGGGGAGATTGGTGATTGTGTTGGGTTACGCTGCTGGGGCCTCGGTTGTGGAGATGCCCTCGCGTAGTTCTGCGAGCTCATCATCAAAGAACCCGTCCTCTGCATCGTTGATCGCTGCAAGCCGATCAACCCATGCACCAGTGACGGCACCGTACTTAACGAGCGAAGAGACCGCTCCGTCGACATCCGGGCCGTCGTATTCGAGCATCATGCGCAGATACTCTGTTTCGTCGCGGGCGCCCAGCGCATCGAGCGCTGCGATAGCGTCGCGCACGAACTGTGATACCGCGTCAGTTTCCATAGGCGTATTATACCTACTTTTCAACTGGAATTATCGATTTTACGCGATATCCTTTTGCATCATTTCGATACGCGACGCGAATTGTGACTCCGTTGACCCGCCCAGTGGCCGATGCAAGGTTGACGCCCTCTCGGACACCCTTTTCGCGCAGCACTTGAGCGCCGGCCTGCAAAATGTCGTCGGGCGTCCAATCAGCCGGGAATTCGGTCCTCCCGAACCTCCATCCATACCCCGATAGGTGCCCGCCTGAACGGCGTAGCCCGTAGAGTGTGTGACGCCACTCTTTTGCGCGGAGTGGCGGCAGACCATCTGGCCAATCCTTCGGGGCTTGTGTCATCTCGCGTGGCGGGAGTCTCCGCGCAGCCCCCGGCGTGAGGCCACGCTCCTGGAGGACGGCGAGCGCCCGGCTCCTGTCTTTGTCAATCTCACTACGTTGGAGAGTGCCATCGCTAGAGACCCGTTGGGGAGTGCGCCCGTCTGTGAGCTGGTCTGGGAACAGCTCTCGCATACGCGCAGTGATCTTCTTGATGTCGTCTGTGCGTGCGCCTTCATCAGCGAGGTCATCAACCGCCTGCTGGTACATTCGCTCGTACCGCTTGGAGTCGTATCCCCGGACGCGCGGACGCTTGTCCCACGATGGGACTATCTGGCAGTCGCACTTGAAATGCGACCGCTTGAACTGCGCAGTTTCCTCGCTCTTGTAGACGAAGCCCCGAGATGCCCACAGCATGCACCAGGCGCATGTCTCAGCGCCTGTCGGCACGCGAGCGTACCGCGGAGACTTCGGGTCGGATTCTGCCGCGTGCTGCACGGTCGCGCGGCCTGAGTCTGAGATCAGCTTGCGAGCACCGTCAGTGAGCCTCGTGAGCACTCTCGCGCGGCCGACGCCCTCGCGCAGATCCCTGATCGCCGCTCCGACGATCTTCGCCGCTTCGTTCTCATCGACGAGGCCAGTCGGCATCACGGGGGAGTACGCCTTCGCGACGCCCTCGGCCTCGCGCTGCTTCTCGTACCACTCGAGCGCCGCCGACGACGCGACCTCTGCGGATTCTTCCACGAGGCGCGGATATAGCTGATACAGGGCGTCCTCAAGCGTCCCGAGATCGTCGAGGGGCAGGCGCTTCCACAGCGCCCTCATGCGGCGCTCAGCGACATCGCCCGCACGGTTCTGTGTCCTCGCGAGCTGCTGCACGTCGTGGATATGCACGCTGCCCCCTCATGCTCTCTACTTCTCGTCAGTCGCAGCAGCCGCGGACAGTCGATCAAGGAGACCAGACGCTTCCGCGCGACGCTTGTCCGACATTAGGCGCGCGATCTGCGACCCCGAGTAGCCAAGCTCTTCCAGAACGACCGAGGACTGCGCGAGCCACGGCATTGCGCTGATCTGCTTCACGATGGCGTCAGACTGCGAAACAATCGACGGATGTGCAGGGTCACCCCAGCGCGTCGCCAGAGACCGCAGCTCCGGCGTCATCTCATCAAGCCCGTCACGCATCATCACCGCATGCGCATACACACGATTCAGGGACGCGTCGAACACACGCTGCGCGTTCTTCGCCTTGATGACCAGCTCTTCCTTCGCCGCATACAGAGCCTCCGCCGAGGACGGATTGTCCTGAATGACGCCGAGCGACGAGACCGGCAGCGACGACACACCCGACAGCTCGGTCGCCAGAGCACGCATCTGCTCCGTGAACGGCTGCGCCGACTGCTGCGGCAAAACCGTGACCTTCGGCCCCTCCGGCTCTTCACCGGACGAGATCGTCTTGATCGTGCCCAGCTTCCAGTCCCACGATCGCAGATCGTCGATCAGGTCCGAATCGACGCCCGACAGCAGGATTCCAGGAGCCGTGAAAAGCTCCGTCGCCAGCTCTTCACGCAACACCGTGCGCATCGCTCGCTGCGTGATACTCATAACGTCGCGGGAGATCCGCGAGCGCCCGAGCGGACGGTCGAGAGACGGCTCGAACGGGAGCGCCTCCATCATGGGCGCGCCCATGCCGTGCAATTCTGCGTGGATGATCCGCCACGCCGACACTGCGTTCAGCTCGACGACGTAGGTCGAGTCGGCGGTGTACAGCGTGAAGCGTGTCGGACGGCCGGCGTCGTCGATGTCGTCGATGGTCAGCCCGTAGGACAGTCGGCGTCGCACGCGGTCCCAGAGGCCAGCAGCCCAGTCCGCCGAGTGGCCCTGAATGATCACGGGCGGTTCACCTGCCGCCTCGACGCCCTTGCGCAGCGTCAGGAAAGCGACCGAGTGCGTGAGCGAGGATGGGATCGTTTGCGCGATCTCCAGCTCGAATCCGGTCGATGCCAGCAGGTCGTCGATCTCGAAGGGATTGTCACTGCCCGTCGACGAGGTGACGCCGTCCCAGATCAGCAGATCCGACAGGCCGAAAACGACCTTGCGAGGCCATCCGATGACCGCGCCGAGCTGGTCGACCATATCGTCGGGCACCGAGATGTTCAGGTTGTCGGGGCGGACTACGCCGTCGAGGTACGCCTGCCGTAGACGATTGCGCGGCTGCTTGGTGCGCCACAGCTCGACGAGCTGCGCGAGCGCCGCCTGCTCTGCGGGCGTCAGCCCCGGCACAACCGGAGCCGAGAACGACACCGGTGTGGCCAGCATGAACTTCTTGGCGCTCACAGGGCCCTCGCTTTCTTGCCCGGCCTGCGCCGGGTCGTCTTAGCCGCCAGAACAGCCGCAGACACGGCCTCTAGCGGGGTCTCGTCTCCATCGGGGATACTGGCTTCCCATCCCCACGCGCCATCACGGGCGCGGATCTTCCTGTCACACACCGCCACCGCCGTGTTGAGCGCATCCTCCGGATCGCCTGCCGGGTGCGTGATCCGGCCATCGCGCAGCCCCTCGAAAAACAGCGAGCACGACTCGAGATACTCGCGAGTCGTCATAATGTGTACGATCTTGGCTGGCACGCCCCGGATCTGCAGAGCGTCCGCGAGCGCCGACGCGCCGGAGCCGCCGACTAGGTTGATCTGCGCTGTCCGGTCCTTGCGGGCTGCGAGCCAGTCGGCGACGGCCTTCACGCCGTCGTCCGTCGATCCGGTGAATGTGTCGATTGCGTTGACGTGGAAGCGCGTGTCTGTGCCGGTGCCGGTTTTCAGAGCGCCCGCGAGCGCCTGCCGCTTGCCGTTCGCGCTGAAAGCGACGGCGAACGAACGGATGCCGTCAGACGGCGCGGCGGCCGCTGTCGCGTCCCAGGTGGTCGGGTCGATGGCCCTCGATGCTCCCGCGTTTGCCGGCCACATGCCGAGGCGCTCGCGCGCGAAACCCTCATCCGAGAGCGTCTTGCGCTCAAGCTCGATGAACGAGCGCTTCATGCGGCCTGCGAGCAGCGCGGGATTCGTGGCCTCCCATGTCTTGACGTCGTCCATACGCAGCGGCTTGTCAGGGTCAGCCGACCATTCATGCCAGCACATAGCGCCGGGATGCTCAGACAGCGCCTGATCTCGGATACGCTCGAAAACCTGCCCGTTAGCGTTCGGGCCGGGTGGCGTGCCCGTGTACAAGACCTGGGAGTTGCCGAGGTGACCGGCCGAGCCGGTCGAGGTGATCGCTTCGAGAGCATCCTCGGTCAGCTCCTGCGCCTCATCGAGGACGATCAGGTCTGCCGTGAAGCCACGGCCCGATGACTTCGAGCGAGCGATCACCCGAAGGGAACCACCGTGCCAGCCACGAGACGGATCATTCTTGAGGATGATCGCTTCCTGCCCGTTGACGTTCCTGACCTGCTCTACCATCGCGTTTAGCTCAGGGTAACGAGCGGCCTCGTCATCGGCCTTCTTCCCGAAAAACTCCTTGAACCTGCGGTAATGCGCCTGCGCGGACTTGACCTCGTGCGCCGAGTGAATCACCGTCTCGCCAAGGAGGACCATGCCGAAAAGCTCACGCATCTCGAGCAACGCGTTCTTGCCGTTCTGACGTGGGACGGACAGGCCGGCGACGGGGTGCTTCCACTCGTCTTTCGCCGAGGCGGCGAGCCAGTCGTCAAGGACGAGCTGCTGCCACGCATCAGGCATCAGCCCAAACGATGCCGCGAATTCACCCGCGAGATCGCCGAAGGACTTGGCGCGACGCTCAACGGCGACCCGCAGCCGGGGAGCCTGCTCGATGCTTCGCCAATCGCTGCTGGAAATCGACAACCTGGCCCCCCTCTCCCTTCACCGACTCCGGGACCGCAGCCCCCGAGGTACCTGAAATCTCAGAAATCAACGCGCGCGCCTCACGAATCAGGGGCGCACGCTTATCGAACTCGGCGTACTCGAGGGACGCGAGGGTCAGATCAAGCAGCTTTTTGCGAGCCTCAAGCTCATCGAACGCATCCGCCTTCTTCGCGCCCGCCTTCTTCTTCGCCACCACAACCACCCCCTAAACCGCCAAAAACCAACGAATAACACCTACCGCGAGCGCCAGTACCCCACCAGACACCCCCAGTGAGCGCGTGCGAAACAAACACGGTCGGTCAGCGTTTTTCCAGCTCAACCCTCCTGAAAGCGGGGGGGTATGGCGCTATATCTCCTTGGGAGTGAGCGCCCGGGGAGGGAGGGGGAGGCGCCCCCATTTTCATTGAAATCACGCCACAAACAAGGCATTTTCACCAATCAACGTCAATCGAAGCAGACCGCACCTGCCGTTTTGGCACGTTCACGCGATCGCCGCGCGACTGGTTACAGCGACGGCACAGCACTCGGCCGTTCTCGAGGACGTTCTTTCCTCCCCAACGATGAGGAAGGATGTGATCAGGCTCAGCCGACGACGGCGTCCGCGTGTTCACATAATCGAGAAGCACATTGCACGACGGGCAGTGCGTGACGCCAGCTGCTCGGCCTGCCGCTAGCACTCGCTTGCGCCAGTGCTTGTACTGACTCGTGCCCGTCCGGGAGGACACCATGAGCGCCACCCCCTCGCCGCAAACTCGAATGGCCCCCCACTTACGCGGAAGGCCACACTAGAAGAATACACCGTTGCACCCCACCGGGCATCAACACCCCAGGGGGTGTTTCTGACTGCCCCCGGGTATAGACCACCCCCCAGGGGTGTTTGCAAGCACCCCCCGTGGGTGGTCGCGAAGCCCCTCCGGGTATGGAACCACCCCCGGGTGCGCTTGAGGTACTGCCCGGGGGTGGCTCGTTGTCAGGACGCGAGGCCGACGATGTCAGCGACCCTGTAGGTGCGGTGCCCGACCTCCGGCGAGACCGGCCGCAGCTTCCCTCTCTGACACCACGACCGCACGGTCGCGTCCTTGATCGGCTTGCCGACGATCAGCTCCGCGACCCTGGTCGCACGCGGACGCGGCAGCTCAAGCCGCTTCGCCTCGGCCATCATGAGAACGACGGCCGTCCGACAATCAACCTGCTGCCAGCACTCACGACACTTCACCTCGTCAGCTCCCTCCCGCGCAAGCAGGTCAGCGCCACAACGCGGACACTTGCCAACGAACACGAGCCGCGCGTGCGCCGGGGCCGCGAGGCGCTCAAGACGCTTGATCGAATACAGCACCTCGTCAGCGCACTGCGCCGCCAGAGGCCAACGCCGCACGCGATCCTCGTGAGCGGCGAACAGCTGCGCGACCATCCGCCAATCCCTCGCAGGCACACAGTACTTCGACCCCATGACGAGACGGATCAGCTCATCACCCCACGTCTGCAAAGCCGAGGCCATCTCATCAACCTCAAGCATCAGCGCAAGACGCAGCGGCGGCGACGAGACCGAATGTCCCTTCGACCCTCCACCCTCCGGAACCGACTTCCGAGCCGTGATGTACGCGAGATCAGCCATGAGGCCCGGCAGTGACTGAGTCGCAACCCTCAGACGCGCCGCCCCACCCCGAGACAGATACTCACCCGGCAGCAACGACTCTCCCGTCACCGGGCACACCTCACCAGTCATCGTCAGTCCACATCCTCGATGTCGCCCCTGTACGTATCACGGCAGACCTCGATAAGGCCACGCCGCGCCAACATCGAGCCGCGCCCGTCCGTCATCCAGGCTGTCACGTCCGGACTCGACGGAACAATCGTCTCAATCATCAGTTCCCAGGACCCGACCAGCCTTCCCGGCCCGTGCTTCTGCGCAACCAGAGCACCTATCGTATCCTCAATCCGATCCAGCACCTGTTCGTGCTCGTCAGTCATCTCCTACTCCTTCTCCTTCGCTTGCGCTTCTTCGAGCCTGCAGCAGGTAAAGCGGCTGCCTGCCCGACCTGCTCCCGGCCCGTTTCCTGTTCCCTACTGCCTACCCGGACTCCCGACCCGTACCCGTACCCGTACCCGGGGATACACGAGTCCAGAGGCCTCGATGAATCGAGTCCGACGCCAGTCGGGGTGAATCCGCGTTCCTGCTTGTAGTTGGTTTCGGGTGTGGCGAGTGTGCGGGCAGCGCCGGGGTCACCGAGGCCGGACTCGACAGTGAGCTGATCAGACTCACCGGAATCCGTGTCCATCGGGATACCCACGGTCGCGCCGCCAGGCGCGCTCACAGTCACGGCGGCGTCCGCGCAGCCCGAGGTCACACCCGTCGTAGGTGCGCCCGAGGCCGGGTCGCCAGCCGCCGCGTGCGCGCTCGCACGCTCACCACTCTCTCCACCAGCTACCGCGCAGGACGCGGTCTCCGCGCCGCGCAGCACGCCCGCACGTTCGAGCATGCCGCGTGTGAACGTCCCGTACCGGGGACGCTCGGGCGCGGGCAGCAGCTCGTGAGACTGATCCCACGAGCCTGTAGGGTCGTCCGCTCGGGACGAATTACACCGCGTACACGCCACAACGAGCGTGTCCACAGTGCCAGCCTCCCCGGGCTTCAAATGATCAAGCGTCCCCTTGCGGGCCGATGTCTTTCCAGGCCAATACACCTCGACTCCGCACCAGCGGCACTGGTCGCCGTCACGGGCGATCACAGCCTGACGCAACGCCTGATCCGAGTTATCGCGCTGGCGCTGACGGCTCCACTCGACGTCCGCGCGTGAACGGATATGCACGAAATCCGGGTCCTCGAGCAGCTTCGGCTTCTTACCTTTCGGCGTGTCCGTCCACTCGATGAGGCCCGTGTCGACCGCGATCTGTATGACGTCAGGATTCCCGCCCGCGTACGTGTACACGACGCCCATCTCGATGATGCTGTCAGTCAGGTGCGCCGCCGAGTACGCCGCGCACCTCATGACGAACCCGAACAGCTCGTTAACGGTGCGAGCGTCAGCCTTCGGGTGCGACGCCGCCTCCATCAGGCGCGGGTACATGTCCGCGTCATCACCCATCTTCACCCACGCCATCAGCACACCTCCTTCACGCTTGTCGTCTTGGCCTCTACCTGCTCCCAGTAGTCCTCGGGAAACAGATCCCGAGGCCGAAAATCCGGATAATTCCGCGTCATCCAGGCGCGCTCCGTGTACCGCTGATACTCAGCCTCGAAACGCAGGAAGCACGGCCGACAACGCGCGTGGCCAGCCGCAAGCAGTACACCGCAATCCGGGCAAAACCTGTCCATCAGGACGCCGCCGACCGCTCAGCGAGCAGCTCACGCGCAAAGCGCTCCTGTCCCTTTGGAAGCACCCACGTCTGCACACGCACGCCTCCACCAGGCACCTGCACCTCCGACGCCTCAAGAAGCCCCTGCGAGATCGCCCGCGCTGTCGGCACCATCTGCCCGCCACGCCGATACACGTAACCCGCATCTCGGAGCCACCGGCAAAACCTGTTCGGCCCCATGCCCTCGACGCGCGCCGACAACACTGTGCCGAACACGCTCGGCAGCATCGCCTCACCCGAAGCCGCGACCGCACGCCCCAGCTGCGCGTGCGGACGCTGCGCCTCCACCTCAGCCACAGCCTCAGCAGCCACCGCCTCCGCCCGCACACGCGCCGCACGCTCATCCCTCAACGCCGTCAACGCCCGGATCATCGTCTCCGGGTCCGCCAGCATCGCATCGACCGCCGACTCCGTCGCATACACGCCATGCCGCCGAATCGACGGCAGCACCTCACCCGTCACCCAACGCCGAAACGCCGCCGCCACCGGCTTATCCGACCGGATAATCACCTCATACAACCCCGGCTCAGTCACCACCCACACCTGCTGCACCCGACCGAGCCTGTCACGCATGGGGTATGTCAGGCATAGGTCATCGGCAAGCCGCGAGCGCAGCTGCGTCACGTTCGCGATACCCAGCGCCGACGCCAAATCCGCAAGCACAAACAGCGGCTCGCCCGACTCGTCGACCTGCACCCGAATCTCATGACCCGCGTACTCGAACAGCTCAAGCTCATTCACGGCTTTCCCCTTACCTACTCCACAAACACCGATCAGAACGGCGGCTCAGACGCGGCCGCTTGCGAGCCCCACGGATCATGCTGCGGCGCATCAAGCGCCGCAGACGGCGCCCACCCGCCCGCATCCCGACCAGACGCACCCCCCGCACCGAAGCCCGGCGCGCTCGCGGCCTGTGCCTGCACGCGGGTGACCTGTGCGCGTGCGCGACGCAGGGAGGGACCGACCTCGTCGACCTGCAGCTCAACGACCGTGCGACGTTCACCCTGCGGGGTGTCGTACGAGCGCTGGGTGAGGCGACCCTGAACGATGACGCGCATACCCTT